CGGCGAGTGTCATACTCAACACAGTGTTGGTTCCACCGCCCCCGCATGTTTGATGTTGCCATAAGAAAATTCCACACACGAGGGGTGGAATTGTTCCCATGGATATAAACAAGCGGCCTTGTATTACTCATACATTCTACCTCTATATCCCTATATAAGTGTTGTACCTTTATTTATAAGAACTCACATCAGCTTGACCCGGATTATTGTTGTTTCCGCTTGATCATTACCGTCACGATCAATAACCGCATGATGACTCTTCACAGAGGCCTTAAAGGTAACTTCTTCACCTACCACTGGTTGGAAGTTATCAGCCCAGCAAACAATAAGCTTGTTGGTATCAATATCAACCAACTCTGTACGACACCCAGGTCCAAAATGGCCCCTAAAAGGCCTAGAGCTAATCGCTTGAGCGGTGAACTCGCTCCGCACTCCAACATCACCAACAAAACCATCCACATCGGGGGTACGCAATTCAGCTTGCTCACCGTGAATACGCAGTACTGCACCCTTGAAGAGATTCATGTTCTCATCTTCGAAGTCAGTAGTGACTATCCACCGAACATAACCAGCTGGTAGATCGGCTATATCATCACCCTTGTACTTACCAAAGGGAGCCTGATCATGAGCCAACCATGCCATTGTGTTATTAATCTTACTTACTTTGATGCGTTCTTCACGTATAGCCTCAAGATTGATCTCACGTATACGCGCAGCCTCAATTTCCTCAGCACTGCGACGAGCTCGCGTTTCGAAGTCATACACCTCTGACATTATTTCATCAGCAGATTTCTGGCGAAGCTCTCGACCAGCCCTTTTAGCGATTTCAGAAGCCTTGGCAAAGGCTTCTTCCTTATCGGTACTAAGGTTTTGAAGATAATCGGAACCAATCGCAATTGTTCCCTGATAGATTCCATTATCGATGGAACCTCCACGCTCACCGCCACTAGGTATAAACACCTGCTTAGTTACACGAAGGGTGAAAAACCCCTGCTCGCGGCCAGTATCAACAAAATACACGGGAATAAACTTCTTCATAACAAAAACCTCTTTCTTTAATCATGACTTCATTATAACACAATGTCAGAGTAAAGTCAACACTTTTATGCAACCATTTCGTAAATTTCTTTCCATCCTTTTACGCGTGGAATGAAGTGTGCATGCACTCCGGCGCGAACCCAGCCAGTGGGACTTGGTGAGTCCTGCATATTGTAGCCATGCTCCATCAATATTGAATTGAGTCCGAACCGAAGACCAGCAACAGCATTCTCCATCTTATCCTCCACCCACATACACTCTGTATCTCGATACTGCTCCAATATTTCATCTTTATCAGCACCAGTATCTAGATATACAAACCGCTCAATAGCAGTCTCACCAAACAACTTCTTTAGATTCATTGTTCGCAGCTCACCTGCAGAACGATCTGTAGACAATGATGTAATCACATGGAATACATATCCCTGCTCTTCATGTAGCTTGCGTATATAATGCACAGCATCACGGAGGGGAGGGAGGAAGCCAATAGCTGCTGATTCGTTAAATTGACGAATCAATTCCTTACCCTTACCAGGTAAAATGCAGTATCGCTTGGATATATCATAAGTCGGCTGCCCAGGCAAAGGCTTTGGATATCCCTTATTCTTCTGCATCCAAATATCAAACGCATACTCCCAATTAAGCATTACTCCATCAACATCTGTCAGTATTACATTATTCATAATTATTTCTCCTTTGAAACTCGAACCAGTACACGATAGTGCAAACACTGAATGTTGTACCCGCCAGCATAAATGCTTTGAACACTACATATATTATCTGTACCAATAACATTACCATTAATATTACCATCAACTCCAATACGCAAACCAGAAGCATCGGTGATTTCACCAACAATATTCTTAACCTTACTCACAAACTGCTTACGCTTAATATCAACCTGTTTAGTAAGAAACTTGTCAAGAACAACCTCTTTGTTCTTACCACCATTCATATTCATGTCGCCAACCAGGTTAACAACAGCCCCAGAGTTTGCATCTGACCAATCACGTACAGCTTTCTTAGCTGCAAGGTAGTCATCTGGGTAAAAAGGGTGAGTACCATCTTCACGGAATAAAAATCTCCAGTCATGTGGAACACTGTAAAAGTTATACTTCTCTAACAGGTTAAGATACTCAGCTTTTATCTCCCTAACAGTGTCGGCCTGGTAGTTGTAGTACTTAGCAGCAGCAACACGCCAGTTAGCTAAAAACTCTTCAATCTTCTGTACCTGGTCAGTAGTCACGTCATTCATAATTTAATTCCTATCTTTCATTTCCTTGACTTCATTATAACATAAAGTCGACATAAAGTCAACAGTTTTTTTAAATTATTTTCACTTTTTTTCAGGCACAAAAAAAGGGGCCCTAAGGCCCCTAAATCCATCCGTGGATTATTATTATTATTCTAAACTTCTAGAATCTATCCTTCTTTCAGGATGTTGTCTACACGGAAGATTCTGTAGTACTGGTTAGAGCGAGCTGCAGCCAAACCATCAGCAGGTGTAGCACCAACGAATGGGTTAGAAGCCATACCATAACGAGTCTTGAACCCGATACGTGGTTGGAAGTCGTTCTCACCAACTGCGCGTACCATAGTTAAAGGTACATATGGGCAGTAGAACACACCAGCGTCATAAGGGTTAGTACCCTTGTAACCTACAGTGATATAGTCAGTGGTGGCATATGGATCAATATAAACCTTGATCTTACCATTCAACAGACCAGCAAAGGTGTTACCAGTGTCATCAACACTCAACTTAGTTGACAGTGCAGGAGCGTAGTCCAGCAAGCCAGAAGCAGCCAAAGCAGTAGCAACGTCAGAAGAACAGATAACAAAGTTACCTTTACCACGACGAGTGTCTTTAGCAATCTGGTTAGCTTCACGATCCAACTGTACAACTAGACCCTTGAATTTTTCAGCTGACCAACGGCCATCTGCATCAGTAGTCAAGTCGAAGATACCATTCTTAACTGTGTTGCTAGAGATAGCACCAGTCTTAGCTTGGCTGTTGATTGTACGAATAACTTCGCGGTTGATTTCAGCAAGAATCTCTGTAGACAGAATGTTAGCCAGTTCTGTTTCTGCATCCAAGCCATGAATCGCCTTCAAGTCTTGTGCAAGTTCTAGAGTGTATTCTGCTTTCAAAGCGCGGGACTTAGCAGTCACAGTTGCTTTGTCAATGGAGAAGCCCATTTCAGCAAATGCAGACTCACCAGTTGTACCCAACTGCTCAGCATTAGCAGTGGACATACCACCACCAGAAGTAGCAGCAGTGCCAGATGAATCAACGTTAGCGTATCCGCCCAAACCGGAAGGATCAGCACCCTGAGAACTACCAGAGTCACCAGAGAAGCCAGAAACTGCTTCGTTGAACAATGCTTCATCATTCGCAGTAGCACCTGAACGGGTGGTCTTGTACTTGGACTTCATAGCGAAGATCAAGCCAGTAGGACCAGACATTGGCTGAACGCCACAAACGTCATAGGCCATCAGGTTAGGCATGGAACGACGAACCAAGCTAATTAGAACTGGGTTCCAGTTAGCAACGTTGCCAGTGTTGTTAGAAGCAGCATCTTCGTTCATTTGACCGAAGTTCTGTTCCTGTTGTGTTTGCTCGGTTAGAGCTCTTTCTGTGTTTTCCAGTACGGCCGCGGTAACAGCGCGCTTGTGCGCATCTTCGATTTTACCAGCTGACTCTTCGTTTAATACTGGAGACCATTTCTCTACGAGACGATCATAAGTTTCCATAATTGGATCTCCTAATTACTTATTTTGTTTTTCTTAAAGCGTGTAAGTATTTTTCCATCATTGGTGATACTTCTTCAGCTTCATCAGCCTCAGTCAGATCTTCAACGGTGGACTCGGTTGTGGCTTTCTTAGCAAAATACGACTCTTTCAAAGTTGCAACTTTCGCGGCAAACTCTTCGGAGGTACCAAAGTCAATTGACTCTGCTAAAGATTTAAGCTTCTCTACTTGAGTTTCAGCAAGATCACGAGACGCTTCACGAATAATCGCTTCACGCTTATAACCTTCCAATTCCTCTGCAAGATTCAAAGCTTTTGCCGTAGCATCGTTGAACTGTTCTTCCAGTTCTTCGTTTGCTGTAGCAAGTTCGTCAACTAGGTCGACTTTGCCTTCTGGGACTTCAACATAAGATTCGGTGAACAAGTCTTTCAACTTCTCCATGAAACCTTCTGCAATTTCGGAGCGAAGACCGCTCTGGATTGCAACCTTATTGTCTTCCATCCATGTCTCAACAACATAGTTGAGGTAGCTATCAACTTTCTCTACAAGATTAGATTTAGTTTCAGAAACTTCTTCTGCTAATTGCTCAGCATATTCAGTCTCCAAACGATCAATCTCTTCGGAAAGCTTCGATTTAACCGCTGCTTCAAAGATTAACGCTGTTTTGGCTTTGAACTCTTCTGAAAGAGTAGCCTCAGATTCCACTAGAGCATTTAAGTCTTCACTAAAATCTCCATCGACTTGTACGTCTTCTACCTTCATGCCTTTAGGGGCAGCAACTTTCTGCGGTTTATCACTGTTCTTCTTGTCACCTTTGCGAGCTTTCGCTTTAGGACCAGCGTCTTCAGCCTTATCATTTGCTGCAAAGGACTGTGCCTCTGCATTCTTAGGATCATGAGCTTCTTCGATTTCCTCGTCGAGCTCTACATCCAGATCTGTTTGATCAGTCATGTTAGATCTCCTGTCTATAACTTAGTATTTTTCAGTAACGAGAGGAAATTCTTAAACTCACGAGTCTGGACCTCATAGAGATCCGCACGTGGAGCCTTTTTAATTTCAGTCTCCATTTGTTCAATTACTTGAGCTTCTATGATTCCGTTATTCCAAACCCACTCAACACCTTCCATAATCCCATTTACGAAAGCAGTTGGTGCTGATGGATCTTGTACAATATCAACTGTATTAAGAATAAAGTCGTCTTTAACGTACATCGTACCATTTCTTTGCTCAAGGCTACCCATACCACGAGTTGAAACACCCAGTTGAACGCCACCTTCAAGTAAACCCTTTACGATATTACCCATCGGAGTATCCAATATGCGTGCTTTTCCGATCACATCATTTCCCTTAAATTCCAGGGATTCAATGAGATGCGAAACTTTGTCTAAGTTCACGGTAGGACCTTCTGGGTGATTTAATTCACCTACCGAGCGCTTAGTTTTAATCTGTTCAGTAACGTACTTATCAACAGCAGATTCCATAACCGCTTTTGGATAAACACGTCCATTTCTATTCTTTGCTTCTGATTGCGCGAAGACACCCTCTATGAAGTGTAGCTTACTACCATCATCCTTCGACTCGACAATACACTGAATGTCTTGTTCGTTATACTCTGCAATCAACTTCATCTTTTGTTCCTACCTTGGTGAGGTTACGGCTGCAAATAACACTGTTGCAGAACCTGCAAACACTTTGTCCGTACTCTTCTTTGGAATCAACACTGACTCTTGGCCGGCCAAGGTTAGTGTCCCTACAGTAACACCTGCTGAATCGGTCACTGTCACAAGCACACCAGTACTACCTGGATTAACTGCGCGTACAGTTCTAGCGGAGCTTACAGTAGTAGCATTGCCCGAACCGTTTGCTGACGCTTCTACCGAAATCGGTTTTACATATGCTGTCATTTACTTCCCCTTAAACTGTTTTACAAATTGTAGTGCCATCTTTTCTGCCTCCCGCTGAGTGCGGTATACGTCCAATCTATCACCATCTATATACACGACAAAACCGGCCCTGTCCTTATGGATCATAACCGGTATACGGCCTATCTTTTTATCAAAGACCATCTTACCAGCTGGATGTTTTTTTGTCATTTCTCTTAGCTGTTCAAACGTCTTCATTTCAACATTCCGTTTATTAGTATTATTTATAACTTTTAATTTTTTGAGTACTAATTCTTATTCAACTGCTTCTTCAGCCCCAAGATCCAGCTCTTCATCATCAAAGTCGTCATCGACTTCATCAACTTCTTCTGCTTCTTCCTCAAATTCAACACCATTAAATGTTGTATCAGCTATATTGATCCTCTCAGCATCCAACGCACTGGACATCTTATCACTAAGAAGATCATTCAAAGAAGCTCCTGCTTTCGCAAAATCTTGATCTGCAATCTGATCTATCAAATCACTCGCTCTATTATCTGTCATGTTTACTCCACTTAATTACGTTCTTCATCTTCATCATTATCGATTTCACCTGCTGCTATCTCACCAGCAATATCTTTCTTCATCTTATTAGTTTGGTCCTCATCAAAGAATAATACATTCTTCATAACCCATTCTTTTGAGAAGAACTCTCCAACATACTGTTGCATCATATCCAGGGTCTGAATACGCTCCCTCAGAAGTTCTGCATCCTTTAGCTCAGTAAAATGACTGTCTCGCACATAGTCAACAATGATGCTGTTCTTCCACAACTCCCAATCCTCATCAGTAATAATACCCTTGAGTATAAGCTGCTTCTTTAGAACATTAAGGAATAGGTGATCAAACTTACTACGCAACCTGTCAATAAACTTCTGGAATTTCAACTCATCTCGTGTAATCTCTGTAGATCTACCCAACGAGAATTGCGACTCCTGCTCAAGTCGATTGATAGGAACATTTAATGATCTATATAGTCTCTTCTGAAAGTATACAATATCATCTATCTGACCTAGGTTTTCACCACCTGGTAGTGTTGATATCTCTGTACCTCTACCACCTTCTCTACGTGGTAACCAAAAGTCTTCTAACATCGACATGTGCTTTCTATCATCTCTAATAGCACCTGTATCAGCATCGTACACAAGCTTGTTGCGATACTTAGCCATGATGTTCTTCATGTACTCTTCTGACTTACCCTTCGGTAAATTACCAACATCAATATAGAATATTCTACGTTCAGGTGCACGTGCAAGACGATAGATTACAAGTGAATCTTCCATCATCCGCAGCTGATTGATAGGCTTCAACGCCTTATGTAGATGAGATACGACTTTCCGTCTGCGCTCATCCAACAGACCAGATGTAACATATGAAATACTGTCTGCTGTAATCTTAATCCCTTGGTTCTGTCCACCAGGCTTTTCCTGATATATGTAGAACTCATCCACACTCTCAACCAATGGAGCTCCTGTCGCTGGATCCCTTGCTTTCTTAATCTGCTTCATCTTTCGAATCTTAGCAGCATCTATTGGGCGGATCTCTTGAATACCAACCTTAGGGTTTTTCTCATCCACAACAAGGTGATGGAACATCCGTCCATCTATATACCAACGCTTAAACAAGTCATGACCAAGCTCATTGAAATTGAGCATGCTCAAAACCGTATCGAATTCTTCCTGAATCTGTTTCTTTATGTTGTCACTGGTCTCAACTTCATCCAATATCAATGAAACAGGACTTTCGTTTGTACCAGTAGAGATAGCCTCGTTGACTATATCTTCAATAGCAGCATCCACCTCAGGGTGGTGAGATACTCCTCTATACTGTTGAATAAGATGCCGTTCGTCCTTAGACTTCTCACCATCAAGATCAACATATGTACCGTAATGAGCTCCTGCAGCCGTGACGTATCCTGCCCCATCTTCATCGACTGGGGGCACAATAGAATGCAGTTTTTCTTTGCTCTTATCACGGGCTCTTTTGATCTCAAACCCAAATAATTTAAAGCTATCTTCTGCCATGCTAATTCCTAATTTATGATTTAAAGGGGCTAACCAGCCCCTTTCCACTATTTATAGGCTTACGAAGTGGTGTTAGATTCCCAGTATTGAACCTGGAACTCAACAGTGAATCGCTCAATTTCATTCTCTGAGGCATAACTCAGATCAATTGGGGATACAGCTGTTGGGAAACAACCACGGAAGTTGTAAGTTTTGATGGTAGTACCATCTTTGTCCAACTGCTCAACTAACAGATCTGCTTCATAGTCAACAGGGTTGACCAAGCCGGTATTAGCACTATGTGCATTCATACCATTCATCCAACGCTCTAAAGCGTCACGAATCTTAAAGTCTGTATCGTTGATAACTGTTGGGGACCACACGTCGAACACGCGATCTCCAGCAATTTTCAGTTGACGGCCACGGAATGGCACAACAATCGGATTGATTGTCGAACCAGGTAGCTGGGCCGCTTCACACAAGAATGAAGTAATCTCTACATCACCGCCTGCGTAAGCTGGGAAGTTGATTGTCGCTTTGAATAAATTCGGTCTAGCGCCACCACCTCTCAGCTTGGATTTAAAGTCATCGACTCCTAAAATTGCCATTTCCTATTCTCCTATGACGCTATACTGTGCCAACAACTTCTTCAAAATCAACACCAGTTCTAACAGCTACGAAGTTAAGAGTAACGTAGTTGATTGAACGTGCTGGCTTGATGAAGACGTTAGCGATAAACTCGTTGCGGTCAATAACAGCAGATGTGTTATTAGTTGAGTCACAAACTACTTTAAAGTCTGTAACACCACGACGACCTTGGATCTCTCTCAAGAACGGCTCTACAATGTTAACGAACTCAGCGCGAGTAAACTCATCGTTAAATTCAAACATAACATTTCTAGCGGCTGTTGCAACTGCTCTCTCAACAACCAAGAACAGTCTACGCACGTTAATGCGATCGAAAGCAGATGGTCTATTCAAGAAGGTCTTGTCACCAAATAACAAGATTCCTTGACCTGGAATGTTAGCAATTGGGTTAACGCCAGCTTTATACAGTGTATCTCTTTCTGCCTTGGTGGGCGAATAAGCAAGAGATGTTATACCATAATACTGACCTCTACGTTGACCAGCAGGTGAGAACCATGGAGCTGCGTTTGCATCTGTAGCTGCCATTACACCAGCTGTGCTAGATGCTGCTGGAATGAATACATACTGATCGTTGTACTTATCATAAACCTTCAAATAGTTGTTATCAACAACAACATAAGAAGAGTTATTGAAAGTTGATACAGTAGTAGTAGTATCCGAAACAGGTGTAGAGTTATTTACAACTGCTGCACTATTTGGGGAAGTAACGACCACGCAATCCTTGCGTGTTGTGCCGGCTATCCCTGCGAGATCGTTAACAACAGTTACTTGATCACTACTAGATGACATACCTGGAGCAATCAGGAAATCTACTAATGTAGTGTCTGTATCTTCAAATAGATCGAAGCCAGTTGCATATTCCGAAGTAGTCAGTGAACCAGAATCAACACCACCAGTTAAGGATTTGGAAATCTTGGCTGTTACGGAACCACCAAATGCTTTGGCGCTACCGGGAGTTGTTGCGGTACCAGCATTGGTTAGTGTGGATAGATCTCCATCCCAATGTGCTAACCAGACATACTCAGAAGAGCTATTAACCACATCATATGCATAGTTGGATGAGCCGTCTGTATTCCTAGCATCTGATGCTAAAGAAACATAAGCAAATCGTTCTAATACTGTGCCGATGGTACCAGATACAGAACCATCTTCATCTACAACTACAATGTGTGCTTCATCATTGGAGCCATCACGTGCGCTAGCGTATGTGGATGTGCCGGGAACAGAATCAAACTCTCCCTTATATCCCCAAGCAGCCCATGCTGTAGCATTTGCAGGACAGATCTCTACTTTAAGTGAATTACCCAGATCACCTGGATATTTTGCAATCCAAGCACCTACGTTCACTTCTGGTGAATCAGCACCATAAGTTGATTTTACGTCATCCCAATGATCCTTGTTTTTCACTACTGTGACAACAGAGGAAGATGAGGTTGCGTTTTTCGCGCTTGCTGTATATTCACGAACAACATACAACGCAGCGGAGTATCTTAAAAATTGGACTGCAGACAAAAAGTCCACAGCATTCGTTGCGGTAGGGGAACCGAAGGTTTCTGCCAGCTTTGCCTCTGTATCGACAAGTGTGGCCTTCTTCGCAGGACCCCATCTAAAATCGCCGACGAACGCACCAGTTGTTGAAGTAACGTTGGGAACGTATCCCGACAGGTCAACTTCTTTTACTGAGATCGCAGGGGATTCGGAGGGACTAAATACTGCCATATCTCTTTTCCTTTTGAGCTAAATAATAAGATGATCTAATTGATCTCATAATAAGGTTAGTTTCATTACTGTTATTTATACTAATTTAATTCTCAGTAATATTCATCAACCCAAGGCTTGCCCCCTATACACCACGGATCTTCCGGTGTTGGTTCCGGAATATCATCCAACCCATCATCAATGTACCCAAATGGTACAACATCGTTTTCTATTTCAACCATCCTCTGTTTAAACATTAGCTCTTTGAGGTTTATATCTGTCAAATCGGCAAAGCGGTCTCCTAATGAGAAGTATCCAAACATCACAAGATTCATCATCAAATCATCGTGGTTACCATCACTAGCCTCATAGGACTGACCCTTAGCTACAAAGGTAGACATCTCTATGATTGT